TTACGGAACATGCCCTTAAGAATCAGAAATTGTACATAGGGACCCCGCAAGCGTTGTGGGATGCATGTACGTCGGGTTCCGATCGGGCGTGGATTACTTTTGGACGATTTTTGGATATAGCCTTGGAGTTTTATAAACTCACACAGGAGGGTCCAATATTGTCTGATATTATGGGGAACCCATGCGATTATTTGTGTAATCACGTGTTGAAGGAGGGTAAGGAATTCGGAATTTCTATGTCTGACAAGGTTGTACCAGGAGCTTCTACCATCAGTGAAGGCAATGTGATAGAGCTAATAGAATTGGATGAAGACAGCAGTTCTGATGAAGACGGCAAAGGTAAAGATCCAGAGTCTGGCACCCCACCAGCTGATGCTCATATGTTAAGCTATTTTGGTTGGAGTATGGAATTGGTCGAACCTGAGGCTAATGATCTTAACGCTAGGGTGGATGCAACCACATTTTCGTCAATGCTTAAAGATTTGTGCGAGAAGCCTGTGTTTGAGAACATTGAGGAGAGAGTTATGGTTTTCTATGATTACCTGGAAACAGCACTCACTAAAAGGTTCTTTTCCTTAGATTTGGATGTTAGTGACTCTGATGATGATGACTTGGTGTTTACCACACACAATAGATCAATTCAGGGTATGATAGATGATGATTTTAAGCAACAGATAAGGTTATGGACCTATTTCGCGTATGCGGTTGGGTTTGCAACCAAATCTTTTCCAAACAATCATACGCCTGAGCTCTCTGAGGTTGCGCATTCATTGAATGTGCAACCTCTTGTTGATATATACCCTGAGTATTATGTTATGTTACTGGCATCTCAATCACTTTCATACGGGAAGGAGTGGGTGACAATGGACAGGATTAAACTTAGAGTCATGCAATCGCTATTGGCTGAAATAACACCTTCGGATGATACTGCCATACTATGTTCAGTTCCTTGGAATCATGCATTTTATGCAGGTGCTATTCGTAGAACTTTACGTAGGTCCCATCGTGATTGTTGCAACTTGGTATCGCTTGATACACATGTGTGTTCAGGTTTTTTAGGATCGTCATATCCGAAATACCAACGAGTTTATATGCGAGCCTATGATGTTTGTCAAACTGTTAAAGCCTTTTTTACAGGGGTTCGTGCGATGATGGGGAATGTCGGAGAATTTCTCCGAGCACCTATCCTGAATACGACGAATCTCATTATTGGGGCTTTTGAAATAGATGAAACATATCATGCTGCATTGTATTTGTCCTTGAGTTTCCTTGGATCATTTGCAGCGTCAGCTTTGATAGTTACTGTCGTTTCTAAAAGTGTTGGAGCTATTATGGCACTGACATCTAATAGTGACGGACACTCAGAAATACACAAGAATCCAGTATTCATGCGTCCCGGAAAAACGGACCAGATGAAGCAGGCTTATGTAGCTGAGGGCCACGTCGCTGCGACGATGTCACTTAAAAGTACCACTATAGCCTCGGCACATAGGTATAGGGGTTACTTGAGTTTGATACTCAAGAATGGGG